CACCTGATCCTAAGTTTGGTGCAAATGGTCTTTCACCTCTTTTTGTAAGAATTAAGTTACGAACAGATCTTGCAATTGCAGTTTCATTTTTAATTACAATCAAATCATTATTCAGAGGGTTAATCTGAAATGAGGCACTGATGTCTTTAAATCCTTGACTAACCCTTTGGACTGGCACAGTAATACAGGAATACTGTCATTATTTAGACAGTATTTTCAGAATTCGTTTAAAACTTGTTGATCACTAATATTCACTTCCTCATTCTCTACTTGAAAGAAACCATCTTCATTGATCAGTTTCTTTTTCTTTGGTGTGAGATTGTCATTATTAATCTCACGAAGCATATTGTCTTGATTATTTTCCATTTACAATGAATCCCTTACGACGATAGTCTTTATCATCTATGTAGGTATAACCACAAGATTCGTCTAACTCTGGAACCTTTTGATCTTTCCATACAGGAATTGCTATCGTGTTGTTATGTCTGAAATCTGGATTCCTTCTAAGGTGAACCTCAATTAACTTACCACCAATAAATTCACAATTAATCCATTCATATCGAGTGGCAATATCATTTAATACCTCAGGGAACTCTACAACCCTCTCTACGGTCTCCCAAAGACTCCATCGGTATGGTTTATCCATTTCATTTCTATTTCCCTTTACAATCAATTTTGGTTCCTTATTCTGGAAATCTACTGAGAGATGTTCTCCTTCAAATACTTCACACCAAAATGATCCAGGATGTATATGTTCTGTACTCTTTCTTATTTCTTCTACTCGACTATATCTACCCATCCCCATAAAATTAATTGCGGGTCGAATAACATAAAAACCAGGGTTAGGAACTTCTAGTCCAGCTGGACCACAAGTATAACCTAACACCTGGCTTAGTTGTAATTTATTATAAACCCACAGGTCTTCTGGATGTACCGAAGACCATTCATCAGACACTGTGAGATGATAACTCATTTACCTTGACCCCTATAACGTTTTTTTGGTTTATTACGAGAAGTTGCCGAAAGAAGGGTATTTACAGATCTTCCTTGACGTGTCTTCTTTGGTTTACCAGGAACATAATTTCCACCTTTCATCATTGCCATAATTTAAAATCTCCAATCGTTGTTTACTAGTTTATTCTATCAGATAACACGTGTCTTTTCATGTCCAACACGGATACGAGGATCACACCAAATCTTAAATCCTGCATCAATTGCATCCAAACAGAATGATACGTCCTCTCCACACATGTCTTGTACAGCACCAGATTCAAAAACTTGCATCTTAGGAGCAAACCATGGATACTTCATCTTCTCATGTTCAAATACACCATTCTGAATCATTACCCATCCAAAACCAGTATAGTCAACAGTAAATGGTTTCTTACGTTTCTGAATACCATCAACCATCTCATGATTCATCACACCACCATTGTTACGGAAATCATCCTCATCCAACCAGTGTGCAACTGATGTAGTACGACCATCTTCTGTACTATACCATCCAGCAACAATCTTTTTCTCCTCACCTTCAGCATTCAATGCCAAATCACACAATTGCCAAAACTTATTCGTGTCAAATACAATATCACTATCAATCCACAATTGATAATCATACTCCAACTTACCATCCCAAGGAATTTGATCAGGTCCACGAAGTACATTAGCACCAAGACACTTACATCGTGCAAAGTTCACCATTGAACTATAGTCTTGACTAATCTGAATACTCATCCCATTCTGAACCATGTCAAAACATAGTTGAACAAAGTTCTTGAGATACACATAACTTACTCCACGACCAGGAAGACAGAAGACAATCTTCTTACCCCTCATTCTCTCCTTGATCGCTTCATAGTCCCAGTCACCACTTTTCTTTGTACTACTCTTTGGTGTTGCAGCCTTTACCGTAAAGCCCTTCGCCATTGATCAATTCTCCAATAAATGTGTATAAGTTTTGTTGTTGATTATGTAAGAAATAGTAGAACGATGTACTCCATACTTCTCACCTAACTGAATTGTTGTATACCCTCCAGTATTATACAACAATCGTATCTCTTTGACAATATCATCTGTCAATTTAGAATTACCATTATTCTGGCCTTGTTGATTACCAGTATAAGCTCTCCCCTTCATTACCTTATCTTTCACATTATCTGTATTAGTTCCAGAAAATAAATGAAAAGGATTTACACAAGAAGGGTTGTCACAGCTATGTAGGCAATGCAATTCACCTAAAGGTTCTGCATAATGAATCTCATACGAAACTCTATGCGCCCTCAACCTCTTACCATGGTGTAATATTCCATACCCACCTTTACCCTTAAATCCTTGCCATTCCCAACATTCGTCCTCTAATAATTGTTCAGGTAAATTATTATTAAATTTGTCAAGTAAATTCATATTAGTACGAGGCCTCTTCCGCCGAGTATATGCGAGTAACGAGCTCATAAGATAAATCCTCTGCTACATAATCTGTATGCATTAACCCTACGAGCGTGTTCAAAATCTCCCATGATTCTTCGAATTTCTCTTCCTCAAGATTTGAAAGAACACAACGGTCCTTTAGATAAATGTGATAATACTTAGTTGGTTTCATAAGGGGCCTCCAGGAGTCCTCTGAGTATTTACATTATCATACTCTGTGACTTCGTAATTATTCAGTAGGGTCATCACTACTACCACTACGGGTAAAATGATAATACCTCTGATAACTTTGAAAATTAATTTAAACATACTCCAATACATTCAACATATCTGAGAGATTTTTTCCTACGGAATTTTTTCTCAGACCCTTTGTATTATAACATGGAACCTATTATAAGACATTAAAAAAGACCCTCTAAGGGCCTCGACATAGATCGGTGTTTTTTTCTATGGGAATTTTTTTATTTGCAAAATATATGCAAGTCGATCTGTCACCTCTGTAGGTTAGGGTAGTTATGGCAATTATATATGGGCTACGGTCGGCAACGGTATAAACAATCGGTCTCAAATCACTGTCGATTCGGTACACTGTTATTATAATATAACACCCCCTCAGTGTCAACTAAGGGGGTCACAGTTAGTGAATCAAACGTAGGACAATCTGGTGTTCACAAACTTTTCAATTGTGGTCTCAGTTTCACCTAGAAAGTAATCACTAACCATGGTGAGATTGTCATCAGTTCGATACATCATACGACCGACAATCGGTTGATCTTGGTCTACACTACCATGTAGAACATACTGTCCCCAGATGTACATCTCACACTCCTGATTAAACTGAGTTGTTGTCATCAGGTCATCAGGATTGTAACCCAGTGAGTCACGTTGTGTGTTGGTCAGTGTCATCATATAGTCAAAGATTAGGTCCATCAGACTGACATGTTTATCAGTCGATTCCATCTCATTGATGATAGTGGACAGTGTGGAGTTAGTGTTGGTCATAGTGTGTGATTGAGTGGACTAAGTGATTGTAACTGTAAGGGGGTTATGTGTCAAACAAACACGTAGACTCCACGTCCTTTTTTATAACCTCCACCCATACGATTGATGTAACGGGTACACTCTAGACGGACCATTTTGTCACCAATAACTGATGTCGTTCCGACTGTATCCCATACGTCATTGTTGTTATAAAGTGAACGGAAATTGTTACAGAGATCACGTACATTATACTCACCACATAGTGAAGGTACAATGTCACGAACCCACATCCTAATTTCCTTTCGAATCTCTTTCTTAGTCATGTGTGATTGTGTTGGGTACACTATAGAGACACTTTAGAGGTTACTAACATTAATGTCAATAAAAAACCCCCTCTATATGTCATTCACCGTAGAGGGTAGTTAGATACTGCTCTAGGGTCTTATAGAGGGGTCTCAGAGTGTTTAACTGTCAGAGTGTAAGTGATACTTTACCAGTCAATATTCATATCTTCGATGTAAGTCTCTACACTCTCATTGGGTTCTAGTTTGAATAACTTTTCGAAGTCAATATCTCGGGGATTAAAGTCACTCATCACCTCTAAATCTAGGGTGATTCGTACACGTCGTTTCTGAGCCAGAGAGTAAGAAACCATGAGAGGATTGGAGTAGAGAACTGAACTTAAACAGTATAGATCCTCAAAGAGGAAGTGTCAACAATGGATAGTGTATTTATCGAAATCTCTTATATTTTGGATACTTATATCAGGATTTTCAATCTTTCTGGGGGTTGACAGATTGATGTCGGTAGAGTACAGTCTAACATCACTATAAGTATCACCATAAGATCAGACATAAACACACATAAGTATCAACATTTAGTCACTATAAGATCAGACATAAACACACATAAGAGACACTATAAGTATGAGGGTTTCTGAGAGAAAAGAACAGGGCTTTATAAGGGTAAGAATAAGGATTAGAGAAGATTAGTGATACTAATTCTTATCATTATCAGAAAACAATAACAATCAGGATAAAACACTCATATACATTTAAAAAGCCATTTTTAAACGTTTTTTAGTATAAAACCCTCTATTTATGGGTACTTTTAGAGGGTGTAATCATAAAAGGTCAGTGTTAGATAGGTCTGATAGTTT